GCGAAAGCTAAGGCAAACAAAATGGGGTCGCCTTTGTTTATTGTCCACCACCCTAATGCGATCTTTAAGTTCATTAGTGGCTTCTCTGGGCCTATCGCTTCTGGCGGTAACTTGCCCAAGCCGTTTGCGGCAGACGCTCTAGCGGACTTCTGGACTGGCATTAAGGTCAGCGGCGTACCGTTCTTTGAGGATGGAAACATTCAAAAGACATCGGGTGTTGACTCCGGATTCGGGGTCATCGCAAACAAGAACGCCATGGGCTACCTTGTTGCTAAGGGCAAGACTGAAGAGCGAGACCGAGACATCTCGCTTCGTGCATGGGAAGTCGTCGTTACTGAGGACTACAGCATGTTCGAGGTAGATGACACTCTTGGTGCCGCTTTGGAATACGAAATTGGTGACCACGCAACGTCATAAGTAAGTAGGTAAGTAATGCCCGGTAAAAAAATAAAGATTTCGGACGAGCTGCGAGAGACGCTTAGGCGCTCTGGCTATTCGCCTGTAACTATGCAGGTTGCAGGAGTCAAGAAAGTCACACTCTACAAAGAGTCTGATGGCCAATGGTTCCCTATGCCTAACATGCCGGGAGATCCTCACAGTCTCCAGAGGTACCTTTCTAGAGGTTTCCTTCTGGCACCACCTGGATCGAATACTACTGAACACCCTGACTACGTTGTTAGTAATCCTGAAGCAACACGGGAGGCCGACACGGTAAAGCCGAAGAAGCCTCCCGTGGATGCTGAAGAACAGGGCGAGTTCTTTTGCAATGTTTGTGATGATGGCAAGGTGTTTACATCAATGCTTGGCTTGAAGACACACAGGCGAAAGAGTAAAGTCCATAAAAGCGCTTTGAAGGCTGCGCCTAAAGTCCTTTAAAAGGTGTAACGATAGACCGAGCCTTTAATATCGGACTATCGCAGGTCTTAGAACCTGTAAAACTTATCCCAAGGAGGGATATTAAAATGGCATTTCCACCCGTAGTATCTGGTTCACCCGGATATGATAAAACCACTAGCACGACCCAGAAGCACCGCCTTGGAACCAAGATGGTGTACCCAGACGGGCGAGTCTTTTACTACTGCAAAGCTGCTGAAGCTATTACCGCTGGTTTAGTTACGATGGGTTCGCAATCTGCTACCGATCACGATGCTGACCTAGCTGTTGCTGAAGCCGCCGCTGTTGGAGCAACCCGAATAAAACTAACTAACGGTGGTTCTACTGCTATTACAGGTAGTGGTAAGTTCACAGGCGACTTTGCTACTCGTGGTGATTATGTAGATGGCTACATTTTCATTAACGACGATGCTGGGCAAGGGCAGATTTTCTCAATCGCAGACCACAGTACAGCAGCTACTAGCGCAACTTTGACGATTGATCTTGCTGACAACGAGTCAGTTCAGACTGCACTAACCACTTCATCTAAGGCTGGTCTTCATAAGCCTCTCGGTCATTCAGTAGAAATCTTTGACATCAGTGACATTGATGGCTCAGTTATGGGGATTCCAACCCATGACATTGCTTCAGGGGAATACTTCTGGAACCAAACAGCAGGACCAGCAGCAGTTTTATCTGTAGCAAGTCTTGTGCTTGGCAATGAAGCGTATACCTGTGGTACTGATGGAGCAGCAGGCCCATCCGCTTCTGATAACTCAGTAGAAGTAAGGCTTGGTGTAGTGCTTGCTGTTGAAGGCAACACGGACTATTCACTTATAGACCTTCAGGTTAGGTACTAAATTTAAAGGGGTTGGCTTACTCGATGGTCGGAGTAGGCTAGCCCCTTTCTTTATCTTCCCTTCGGGGTGGCGGTGAGCTTAGTTTTTAGCTCCCCAGGCTGCTTGGTGAACCGCTGAAAGGAATCATGGAACTCTCAGGCAAGAAGCGAATCATAGTCCCTCCCTCAACTACTGAAAGGTACGGATTCAAACATGTCGAAGAAGACACTTTTTTCGTCGGACCCCAAGCAACGCCGGTATACATTCCTGGCGCTTCTTCCCTCTACTCACAAGCACAACTTGATGAAATCCTTGCATGGCAGACGGAACGTGAAGAAGAAGCGTACAAAAAAGAACAAGAAAAAATTGCTGAAAGAGCTAATGTAACCGCAGATCAAGTAAGAGAGATGCGAGAAGCCTTGCAGGCCAGGGTAAAATGGGAAGACGACCGTAAGAGAGCCAGGGGAGAGCTACCGGCAGACCAGGGAGACATTCTCTAATGGCAGTAATGCAAGCAATCACACGCGTAGACACACGACAAGCAGTCGGAGAAGAACTGGGTGTCGTATATATAGGTGCAACTACGTCAGCAGCAGATACTTCTTCAGTTATCGACACCAACCTATTAGGAGGCACTAATGACCACGTTGGAAAGTGGGTTAGAGTTACTTCTGGGGGTGCTTCAGGTGAGACACGGCGAGTAACAGCTTTCAATGGATCTGGAGATCTTACGACAACTGCATTTAGTACAAACATTGCTTCTGGTGTCACGTTTGAACTGTGGGAAGCTCAGGCTGACCCCCGTGCTGTTGACCGTATGATTAACAGAGCTATCACACAGCGAACTTCTAGGGGGCTGGTTGTAGATGAAGACATGTCTCTGCACTCTCACGAGCGCACAACTAACTACGCTATCCCCGGCAGCTTAATTGGTATTACAGAGATCAGGTACAGGAACAAATTTGTAGGTGATGTACTAGATGACGCTATGAAGGCCTGGACCGAGTCAACTGGGACAAATGCAAGCACCTCTACTGATACAGAAGACTTTCGATACGGTAACGCTAGTATGCGTATCGACTACACAGGCTCTACTGATGGAATAATCCTTACATCTCAAAGTATCACCAGCGCAAATCTTTCAGCTCGGGACTATGTAGAGTTCTGGATAAAAGCTGATACCGCTACGGCTGCAGCAGATCTACGCTTAAGGCTTAGCGCATCCGCTAATGCGGGAGCGGAAACAGATTACGTGGATGTCCCTGCCCTTACTGCTCGTTCCTGGCAATACGTCAGGGTTGCTCTCAATAACCCCGAGAACAATACAGCGATTATTAGCATCGGGCTTGAATATAACGCTAATGCAAAAGCTAATACCATCTGGCTTAACCGTGTAAAAGCAACTACAGATAACATGGGAAACTGGGAAACACTTCAAAGAAGCCAATGGGATGTTGATCCCGAGGCAAATGAATTTCGTATCCTAAAGGATGGGCGTGACACTATGGGTAGCTCCTTAATGAATGTTATCGGCTACCGATTGCCAGCCCTTCCCTCTTCTGATTCTAGCTCAATAGAGTTGTCTCCAGATCTTATTAAGGCTCGTGTTATATCTCACGGCAAAATGTCTCTAACCCAGGGATCCAGGACGGACCGTGACAACTTACGCCAAGATGCTGAATACTGGGAGCGGCAAGCATCTATGGCGGAAGCAGGTCTTCCATTAATAAAAGCAGGGACAAAATTTGCATGAGGCTAAAGTCAGGCGCTACTAACGTAAGCTCGTCCGGTACTGCTGTACGCCTAAGTAATACAAACGAGATAGTTACTCGCATCTATTTATCAACACCTGCGGGCAACAGTTCTGTTGTTTACTTTGGGGACTCTACAGTTGAAGGGTCTAGTGGTGTAAGCGGGTTAATTGTTGTCAAAGGGACAGCGCCTACCGAGATTAACTTTAGCAAGGACGGTAAAGGCGGCATCCAATTTAAAGAATTATGGGTTGATGCCGCAACAAATGGTGACGATTTAATGTGGCTGGCGGTAATTGAATAATGGCTCTTCCATCAACATCTGTTTTAGCTGACGCCTCGGTTGTAGACGAAGACGAGATAGCTCTTGGGGGTTTTAGATTTAAGGTTGCTAGTGCGCCAAAGAGAATACTTACGTCTATACAAGCCCCACGTTTTACTATTGGAGATACACAGCGTGGCGCAGATCAACGGTCGTCTATCCTGACATGGAACGACTGGCGTGGCGGTATCGGAGTGCACCGTGGCACAGACTCAACCACGGCTGACCGTAGCTGGTGGTCTACTATGCAGACTCGCCATAAAGAACACCTTGTCTTGCCACGTAAAGCTGTAAAGACAGCAAATGTTGATAACACAGCAGGCCTTGTAAACATAATTACAGACTTAAATAACGAGGTTTACTGTGTAAAAAAAGACAAGGTTTTTAAGTACAACAACTCTACTGATTCTTGGGGGTCAGCTTTAGACACACTCCCTGGTGATGCTGTTAGTGCGATAACAGACCGGGTTAACGGTACGGTTTACATGATTATCTTCCACACAGGAGGGTATACGTACACAACAGACGGTGCATCTTTTACAGACAGGACAACTAACGGGATCTACGGAGTAATCTGGCGCAATCAATTATGGATGATCGACGATGACGGACTACTTAGGTCTAACTACGACATAACTGATGAAAACGCATGGGATGAAGACGCTCAACTACCTGTACCAAGTGGCTCCGTAACAGGGCTTTTTATATCTAGAGATGCGTTCGGAGAATTTGTTATCTATGCGGCAACAAAAAGAGGCGTGTTCTCTCACGATGCAGACAGTAAGTTGTGGCATCCAACAGAACCACGTTTTCCAAGACACACAAAAGGGGCATTGGGATCTAATGACTGGGCTGAAGCAATATATATACCAGTTGGTCTCTCGGTTTATAAGCGTGTTATCGGCTCTGGTGGAGCCACCTCTACCGTCATGGGGCCGGACAGAGACCACGGAGTGCCCTCCGACTATCGCGGATCAATTGCAACGTCCGCTGCGGCCCACAATGAATTGCTCGTCGGAACAGAAGTCTCAGCAGCCGATGAAATAGTTTTAAGCGGTGGTGCGATATCTAGCGGTCAGGGAAGCATGGCTTTCTTTACGCAAGATGACATAACAACTGTTGGCTACGCTGTAATCATGGGCTGGAACGATATCTCTTGGGAAGTGAAGTGGGTAGGAGGAGACTTTGGAACAAATGTTACCTCCATGTTTGTAACTGACGCCTACACAGCAAGCAACATAGATATCTATCGCTTATGGTGGGGCTATGGTGGGCTTGTTTACTACATAGACATTGAAGCAGACATAGTAAACCCAGACCAGGTTGCAAATCAGGTATACGCAACAGAGGGAACACATATCACCCCCTTCTTTGACGGAGGAGATGTAGTCCATGAAAAACTAGCCCTTGATGTCACCTTTATAACGAATAATCTTTCATCAGGGACTCGGGAAATTGCTGTTTACTACGCAACAGACTTCTCAAATACATGGACGTTATGGACAACCTTGACCACTAATGGAAAACAGACTGTAGCTTTTAAAGATAGTAGTAATAACCCTGTTGGTTTGTCGTTTTCTGAGATAGCTTTCAAGTTAGTATTTTCTGGTCAGGTAGACGCAACCACCTCCCCCGATCTACCAATGATGGAACTTAGGTGGCGTGAAAAACTGAACCCTAAATATGGTTGGCAGATAACTATTGACCATACAGAAAACTACGGAGGGTTAACACCAGATGAGCAAAGAGAGGCTATTCAAGCATGTGTAGCAAATCAAACATTGCTCCAGTTCACATATAAAAATGGTGATGCAGACCAAACTTATTGGGTAGATGCAACAAATCTAACCGGAGTTGAATCAACAGGGTTGGACAATGCTGGTGTAACCACCTTAAGTGTGGTGGAAACGTAATGGTTTTTGCTGCCGCCGTACCAACAAGCAAAGACTCAGGATCTGACCCTGAAATTGCAGTATTTAATGCGCTGCTACAGTTAGGAAAGAGGCCTGACAGGGACTTTATATTCCAAAGCAAGCAGTTCGGAGGGCGTGTAGAAAAAGGTGGGCGGATTGTAGACTTCCAATTTATTGAGCCACCAGACCTTGCTATTAACGTACAAGGTATTTACTACCACTATGAAAAAGGCTCAGCAATTG